AGGGAATGCCCTCTAAATAATAATGCTTTTGTCTGTGGTTATTCAAGAGCAAAAAGATTGGGGGCAGAAATGCCCCTTTTCTTGTATAAATAATAATAACCACAGTCAAAAAGCAGAATGAATTATTACACTTACGCATATTTGCGTGAAGACGGAACACCCTACTATGTTGGTAAGGGTAAGGGAAATAGAATAAATCGTAAACATAGAAGACGCAATACAAAACATTTTAGTCCTCCCGATGATAAAAATAGAATCATTTTTCTAAAACAAAACCTTACAGAAGAGGAAGCATTTAAACACGAAAAATATATGATTTTTGTGCTTGGTAGAAAAGATTTGGGGACAGGTATTCTTCGTAATATGAGTGATGGTGGAGAAGGATCTTCTGGATTTGTTATGAGTGAAGAAGCAAAAAGAAAATTGAGTATTTCCCATACTGGAAAAACTAAATCACTTGAAACCAGAATAAAAATGAGTGCTGCCAGTAAAGGTAGGAATATTGGAAGAAAGCATTCTGAAGAAGATAAGATAAAAATGAGAGGGAATACTGAAGAAAAATGTATTCACTCTAAAACTTATAGAATAACTTTTAATAATGGTTATGTGATTGAAAGGAATAGTGTATATCGTTGGGCAAAGAGTGAAGGATATAGTCCACATCACATATATGCTATGGCATCTGGCAAAAGAAATAAGCATAAAGATATTGTATCTGTGGAAAGGATATAAAATATGGAAGCACTCAAGAATGATTCCACCCTACAAGAACTCAAAACACTGGTAGAAAATCTGGAAACACTGTGACTAAAAAAGTTAAATACACTGGTTTTGGTCCATACAAAGACAAATTTGAAACTAATCAAATCTTTACTGTTAAAGAGATGATACCTTATGCGTGGCACGAAAACTTCACCTTTGAAGAAGTAAAAGGTGAATACCATACAATCTTCTTTGAGGATGTTCTCTAACCTTTAATAAGGATTTCTCTTATTAAAGGAAACCCACTAAACCTTTAATAAGACCACTTCCATAACTGTCACACCACTCCACACAGGGGTGGTTTTTTATTGTATAATACTTGTATTGAATTTATCGCTATGCTTCTCCGCTCCACTGCTGACAAACTCAAAACAGTTCGTGAAAAGAATACCTATTACTTCAATAACGAACTCTTCGAGAAAGAGATGCAGTCTCATATTGATAAGTTGATCTTTCTTGCCTTGGATTTGAAAGAAGATATGATCGAGCATGGTTGCACTAAAGATGTTCTCGATCGTTTCCTGCGTAAAGAAGATGCTTTGAAGGCAGTCCTTGGTGCTACTGCGGTATCTTTTGAGATGCTACAGAGGATTGTTACTATCATTAGACACGAAGATTTTGAAGAATTCACCACTGTCTTTTATAAAGATAAGTGGAACAGCAATAAGACTAAGACTGAGTGGGGTGCTAAGAAAATTGAGAAGATGACCCTGAAGAATGAATACTTCAGGAAAGCGATGGTGAATATATTTTTTGAAGGTAACAAAACTATTCTTGGTAAGATGATTCCAGAGTATAATTCTTCTAAGATGTCTTCTAATGTGATTAGAAATGTCACTACTCTGTCTGAGCAAACTATTGACACTATGATGCGTTATAAAGAGAGGGGTAGTTATGCTGGTAGGAAGGGTAATAATGCAGAGACGGTCTTGCAAACTATCCTAGATGATGCTAATATTACTTATGATAGTGGGTGCGATCTTCCTTTGCTTGCTGAGAATGAAAAAACTCTCAAGCGTACTATGGATTTTATGATCCCTAACAAAGAGAATCCTCTTGTGATTATTGAATCTTCTTACAACACCACTACCAGTTCAGGTAATGGAGACAAAGCGAAGACAGAGAACGGAGTGAATCCTCTCAACAAAAAATACTATCCCAATGCCATCTTCATTGGTTTTATTGATGGTGTTGGTTGGTATGCTAGAAGTAAAGATGCTGAGCGTATGTGTAAAGGTTTTGATGATGTCTTTACATTCCATGCCGATGAACTAAATCGTTTTAAAGAACTACTCAACAAACTATTTTCAGAAAACTTTGCAGATGCTTGATAACTACTTGAACAAAATTACCGTTGGCGACTGTCTGGATCTTCTCAGGAAGATTCCAGATGAGTCTGTTGATATGACCTTTGCAGATCCTCCGTTCAACCTGAAGAAGAACTACAAAAACTATCATGATTCTCTGGAGGTTGAAGAGTATCTCAAGTGGTGTGACGAATGGATCACAGAGATGGTTCGTATCACCAAACCAACTGGGTCTATTTTTATCCACAACATTCCAAAGTGGCTGACATATTACTGTCAGATTCTCAATCAGAAAGCACACTTCAAACATTGGATTGCCTGGTATGCTCCCACTGCTCCTATGGGTAAGAGTCTGCAACCAGCACACTATGGTACGTTGTTCTACGTCAAGGACATAAAGAAGGCAAAGATCTATCCTATTCGTATGCCTCATGAGAGGGAGAGGAAATCAACTTACCTAAAGAAAGATTATGGTGGTAAGAAGGATCAGATTCATCCTTTCGGACCTCTAGTTCCTGATGTATGGAATGACATTCACAGGGTCAAGCATGGCAAGTATAGAGACGATCACCCATGTCAGTTACCAGTGCCTCTCCTAGAGCGTTTGGTTCTCATGACTACAGATGAAGGCGATGTTGTTCTAGATCCTTTCATGGGGTCTGGCACAACAGCAGTAGCGTCTAAGAAACTTGGTAGGAATTACATTGGGTTTGATCTTAGTGAGCACTATCAGAAGATTGGTGAGAACAATCTAAGTCAAGTAGAACCTAACTCTAAGGTTGGTAACTCTTGGGTGAGTTATCATCTTGGTGAGGTTAGAACACTCAGAGATAAAGACTGGGAAGATCTAAAGGATCACTTTGATATCCCTGTCAATATGAAAGACATTGATTTTACTAAAGTTACACTCAAGTCTGACATCAAAAAGTCTAAACAGAAGATTGTTTCTGATGGACCTCTTGCAAAATACTTGGCAAAGTGATATACTGGGGGTCAAAAGACCCTCTTTTTTTATGGAAATTACTGCTTACACAACAAAAGGATGTTTCTATTGTGATAAACTAAAAGAGTTATTTTCTCGTGCTAATGTAGATGCAACACTAGTTTCTGTTGGTGCTGATATTAGTAAAGAACAATTTAAAGAAAGTTTTCCACACGCTAATGGATATCCTTATGTTATTATTGATGGAGAACCAATAGGAGGTTTGGTAGAGACAGCAAAAATATTTGTTCAGAAAGGTTTGGTATCTTCTAGAAAAAATGTCTGATCTTAAAATAAATAAAGGTGTCGAACTCATGATGAGGGGGGCGAAACCGAAGGAAGAATTAAAACCAGAGCATGGATTGCTCATCACTAAGGTGTTTACCCTCTTAAAAAGAAAAGTCTACTTCAACTTAGAATTTAGGTGGGGCAAGGAAAAAGACTAGTTCGGAGTTGAACAAATGGCACAAGCAACAATCGTTTACTTTTCAGCAACAGTTTCATTTATCTTTCTGTGTGTTGGTGTGATTGCTGGATGGACAGCAAACGAGAAGCTACATGAGTTCATGTATGGTAAGATAGAGGAAGAAAATGTACATCCAGAGATGCTTGATGATGAAGGTTATCTAATCAACGAAGAACTACTATCAGTTCGCTTCGTCGATGAAGACGACGAAGATTACGAGGACTAAATACACATATGATATCAATTAAGTTATGCAATTATTACTGAATGAAGTGCTACAAAAGGTAAGCAACGCAAAAACTAAAGCAGAAAAAGTTAAACTTCTACAGGAGTATAACACTCCAGCACTCAGACAAATTCTGATTGCCAACTTTGATGAGAGTGTTGTATCAATGCTTCCAGAAGGTGACGTTCCTTACACTCCCAATGCTGCCCCAGAAGACACAGAGCATACGAAACTACTCCATGAGTATCGTAAACTCTATCTGTTCTTCAAGGGTGGCGCAAACATCTCTCAGTCCCGTCGTGAGACCCTCTTCATTCAACTGCTAGAGGGTCTTCACAAGGGCGAAGCAGAGGTTCTGTGCCTGATGAAGGATAAGAAGCTGGGCAAGCGTTGGAAGATCACTAAGCAGTGTGTGGAAGAAGCATATCCTCAGATCAAGTGGGGAGGTCGCAGTTGAGTGTAAAGATAGTCCATCAGAATTGTGATCCCTCTCTGGCAGAAGATAAGTCTTTACCTTATACTGCTTATCTTGTTGAGTATGATGATGGCAATGGAGTATGTTATGACATTGTTATCTGCAATAAAAAAGTAGATATTTTTGATCACTACTGGGATAAGTATCGTGAAGGACTTATCAGATTTACTCAAACAGAAGGTAGAGTGAATCCAAAACTATGGGGTAGTCAGCAGCAACAATCTAAAAAGAAAAAATAGTATCAACCGCTACAGTTGCCAAAGCATACATAGTATGGTATAATAACCATACGTTCATCCCGCTCTCGGGTGGGACGCAAGTAAGTCGCGCAACGGAGCGTTGATCCTATGCTTTCATTAGCACTCATCTTTTTTAGTCATGTCCCAGTGGAGAATTATCTTCGCTGTGAGGACTATGAATGGTTGAAGCAAGGATTGGAAGAGACAACTCTTTTCACTCCCTTTGAGAAGGCTGATATTCTTATCCATTGGATGGAACATACAGACCCTCAATGCTTTGAAGTACAGGACGCACACGACTGAAGGAACAACTGAAGGAAACACTTTTATAAATAAAAGTGTACGTTCATCCCATCAGATAATGAGGCAGTGCTCTAAATGTTCTGAATATAAACCTTTATCTTCTTTCTACTCTCAAAGGAAAGTATGTAAAGAATGTTATAACAAGTCCCGCAAGGATAAGTATAACGGTGATAAAGAATTTAGAATTAAACGAGCAAAACAAATTCAACAGTATAAAAGTGAGAGGGAATCATCTGATAGTGAATTCTATTTAAGAAAGCATCTGTCAAGAAGAATTAGACAAACTTTGGTAAAACAGGGTGAATCTAAAATTCTCTTCAATCAATACGGTATTGATGTAAACTCAATATTGTTGAATATTGGAGAAAGACCTTCTCCAAATTATCATTTAGATCATATTCTTCCAGTTTCTGCCTTTGATTTTACAGACCCATTTCAAGTATGGGCTTGTAATCATAAAGATAATTTAAGGTGGTTAGATTCTAAAAAGAATATAGAAAAAAGTGATAAACATTCTCCAGAAGATCTTTTAAAGTATCTGCAAGAGATGAAATCTGAATGGGACGCAAGTAGAGCATAAGGGAACGGTACGTTCGGAAAGGAAATCATCTCAACCTTTCTGCGTTCTATGCTCCAAGGAACGGGAACTCGGATCACCCTACGGGGTTAAAGGAGAAAAAACTACCCATTCTTTCAGGAGACAAACTCATGAACACCCTAAATCTCATCCGTAATCAGATCAAGAAGCAAGCAGCTCTTCACGATGCTCAGATTGCTGTCACCTCTTACCGTGGTGTCCGCTATGAGTGCCAGCAAGGTGCTGAGGAAGTACATGGTACTTTCTGCTACAGAGGTCACACTTATAACAAGTGATATGGAGAACTATCGATATCATTCAAAAGATATGGATAGTGATAGCAGACCACCCAGTTGTTATCAACTCAAATATAGAGGAGTAACATACTGGTCCTGCTATCGGATGCACTTACACGAATACTTCGAGGGACTACTAAAAGTAGAACCAAGCAACAGGCGGGGTTGATACCCCGCTTTTTTTATGCTATAATTCTGACACATGTTAGAATAAATACATGGATAAAGAGAGACTAAAACTCATCGTCAAGAACCTCAAGTCTCTGGTTGATGCACTGGAGAGTGAGGTCTATTCTGACACCGATGCTTACAAGATTCAATTGCAGCAAGGTGGTCCGCAATTTGGATTCAATTATAATGACGGAGACGATGATGGATACCCAGACTGACTGGAGATACAGTGAGGAACGCATGGTTCTTCGCGCAGAAGTATTCCTCAAGTTGAAAAAGTATTTCAAATTGAAAACTACCAAGCACCTGTACGAGTTCTGCCACGATTGGGTATCCCAAGGCAATCAAACTACAGAGGGTGCTGAAGAGGCATTCCTCCAATACTTACAGGAGGTAAATCTTTAATGAGATACAAGGATACAATCAAAGCAGCAAAGAAAGCAATCAAGCTTGCGGAAAAGAACCCGATGCTGTATACTAATGAAGAGATCTGGTACATGAAGAAGGCACTTCATACTGCCAAGAAAGATCTAGCAGCAAAACGTGAACGACTTAGTAAAGGATTTAAGAATGAAGCAACAACATGGGTCAGTGCGCCTGGTACAAGTGACTCCCGAAGCGGAGAAGACGATGGGGTACGTGGCGAGAGTCAGCAACCCGAACAATCAGGAGAATCCTAACGTTGCTGGTCTTCTGAGGTATTGCATCAAGCACAACCACTGGTCTGTGTTTGAGCAAGCATTCATGACGCTTGAGATTGAAACGAACCGTGGCATCGCAGCTCAAATTCTGCGCCACCGTTCGTTCACATTTCAAGAGTTTTCCCAGCGGTATGCTGATAGTTCTATGCTGGCAGATGAGATCCCTTTGTTTGATCTTCGCCGTCAGGATACAAAGAATCGTCAGAATAGTATTGATGATGTTGATGCTTTCACCAAGCAGGAACTTGAGATCACCATCAAGCGACACTTCCAGAGTGGCATGGACATCTACAAGCACATGCTAGAGATGGGTATTGCCAAGGAATGTGCTCGTTTTGTTCTTCCTTTGGCAACTCCTACTCGCATCTACATGTCAGGATCTGTGCGTTCTTGGATGCACTATATAGATCTACGCAGTGCCCATGGAACCCAGAAGGAACACATGGACATTGCTGCTCAGTGTAAGGAAATCTTCGCTGAACAATTCCCTATTTGTGCCGAAGCATTGGAGTGGGTCTAAATAAAAACTATCCTGTTATAAATATTTAATAGCAGGATAGAATAAATGAAACACAAGCATCACATAATACCAAGATATGAAGGTGGAACTAATCTCCAAGAAAATCTTGTAGATTTATCCACAACACAACATGCTATGTGGCATTATGCTGAATGGACTAGAAAAAAAGATGAAAGAGATTATCTTGCCTGGAAATGTCTCTCTGGACAAATAGGAAAAGAAGAAATTCAAAGCATAAAATCTAAAATTGGTTATGCTAAAATGAAAAATCTTATAAAAAATAAATCACATCCAGGAACTAAATTAAAAGGCAGAAAACAAACTGAAGAACATAAAAGAAATAGGAGTAAATCTCTCAAAGGAAAAGTATGTTGTAGTCCAGAAGCGATAGCACGGATGGCGGAAACCAAAAGAAAATTGACAGAAGATCAAGTTAGAGAAATTAGAGCAAGTAAAGAAAAAGGTGTTATACTTGCTAATAAATACAACATTACCCCGTCTTTAGTTTCTCAAATTAGAAACAATAAAGCATCGGGTTATAAGCACATAATTTAGGACGTGAAAATTTTGGCAACATATCCTGTAATCAATACTAAGACTGGCGAACAGAAAGAGGTCGTGATTAGCGTCCATGACTGGGAGCAATGGAAGACAGACAATCCAGATTGGACTAGAGATTGGAGCGATCCATCTACTTGTCCTGGATCTGGTGAGGTTGGTGACATGTATTCCAAGATGAAGAAGACTCATCCTGGGTTCTATGACATCATGAAGAATAAGATTGCTCCAAAAGCACCAACAAACGATAGTATTACCCAAAAGTATAACTGATATGCCAGTACGTAAGAAGACTCAACAGAAAGCACCAGGACAAGGTATGAGTGCTAAGCAACGTAAGCGTCGCAAGCCTATTGACGAGGCATACATGATTCCCGTTGAACCACTTACTGAAAATCAGAAGGTGATGTTTGATGAGTGGGACAAAGGACAAATGATCTATGCCTATGGTGTAGCAGGAACTGGTAAAACATTTGTTGCTCTCTATAAGGCACTCAAAGATGTCTTGAATGAATATAGCCCATACGAGAAGGTTTATATCGTCCGTTCTCTTGTAGCAACTAGAGAAATCGGTTTCCTTCCTGGCGACCATGAGGATAAGTCTTCTCTCTATCAGATACCATATAAGAACATGGTTCAATCCATGTTTGAGATGCCTGATGACAATAGTTTTGAGATGCTCTATGATAATCTCAAGGCACAGGAAACTATTTCGTTCTGGTCTACTAGTTTCATTCGTGGCACCACTCTTGACAACTGTATCGTTATTATTGATGAGTGCCAGAACTTAAACTTCCACGAACTTGATTCAATCATTACTCGTGTCGGTCAAGATAGTAAAATTGTATTCTGTGGAGACGCAGCACAGACTGACCTTCAAAAGATCAGTGAGCGTTCAGGTATCCTAGACTTCCAACGTATCTTGCAGAACATGGATGAGTTTTCACTCATTGAGTTTGGCATTGAAGATATTGTCCGCTCTGGTCTAGTCAAATCTTATATCATCAACAAAATCAATCTGGGTCTATGAAGTTGTTTAATCATGTGGGACTAGATCCTATTGAAATGTCTGCTGAGATGGTGGATGGCAAACGTGTTTACCTCACTCCAGA